CCTTTGCTTGGAAGTACAGAAGGATATTGCTTTGTATTGTCGTAATTATCTCTCCATTCTTCAATTGTATCTTTATTTATATCAGTAAAAAGGATATTTGAAATTTTTGATAATCTACTCTCTGTATAACGCATCGCGGCCCAGTTGCCAGACTCAATTAATGAACCAGCATTACCTTTTACATCTACAAGAGGATACCTCATCGCAAAAGGTTGACCCGCGCGCATTATAACGCCTTCACATGAACTGTCGCCATGGATATAGAAGTCTGCCATTGCCATACCCACAGCATTAGCAGTTTTCTTATATGGTTTATCATGAGTGAGTTTACGTGTGAGCATAGAGTAGAAGATTTGGCGTGCAGATGGTTTTAACCCATCGCGCACATCAATAAGAGCACGGTTTTGAAGGACCGCGCCACTGTATTGAATCATTGAATCTTCAATTATTGGTTTTAGATTACTCATTTATTTCCTCATCTATAATTTCAGCAATTTTAATTAATTTGTTGTGTAAAATTAACATTTCTTTTTCATTATAAAAAGTTGTTTTATTATATTCATCTAATAACCAATGACTAATACGTGGTATTATATTTTTAATAAAATTAAATTCATTAAAACCTAAATTATATCGTTGATAATCAGATGTTTTTATATTAATTTTCACTTTATTTCCTCACTTTTTATTTTCTATATATAGTATATATGAATTTTAGCTAAAAGTCAAATTTATTCTCTTACTTTCGAGAAATCAACTTTCTTCATAATAAAATTCTTTCTTGGCTCTACGTCACTACCCATAAGTCCATAAAGTAGCTCAATCGCATCTGCATCATATTCCATCACATCCATTCTCTGATACTCTGGAGTAAACATAGATGCATGCGCGGTTTCTGCAGGTAATTCACCAAGTCCTTTCGCACGGGTGACTTCGCCTTTGATTTTATTTCTTACTTTATTAAACTCATCGTCAGTAAAATAATAACTCTCTTTTCCTTTATTATTTACAATGTAAAGTGGTGAACGAAGCCAACATAAACGTCCTTCACGTATGAACTCCGGCGCAAGATATTGAAGTGCCGCCATTATAAGAAGTCCAATGTGCGCGCCGTCACTATCTGCATCGGAACAGATTGCAATTCGACCATAACGCAATTTGGAACTATTATATTTGCCTGGAATTATATTCATTGCGCTTAAAAGCAACTTAATTTCCTCATTCTGAAAGATTTTCTCTTCGGGATTAGATAGGCAATTAATAATCTTTCCACGAATTGCGAGAAGTCCGTATTTTGTATAGTCTCGTGCTTGCGCCATTCCGCCCATAGCACTATTTCCTTCGACGATTAGAAGGGTTGAGTTCTGTCCAAGAAATTCTGCATCTTTAAGTTTATCGCTTGCGAAAACTTTACGTTTCTGATTTTTCTCAACCTCTTTTGAAGCTTCAAGAACTTGTTTACGTGCTTTTTCTGCGGCACGCTCTGCTTTTAATTCTTTTGTAAGTAATTCAATTATAGAGTCAAACTCATTTGCATATCTACGACTGAACTCATCAAGCATCTGTCCCGTCGCGCGCTGAGCAAGCCCGCGCAACTCAGGATTGTTAACTTTTGTTTTTGTCTGATTTGCGAAAGAAGGATTTGGTACTTTACAATTTACTACATAGAATAAGCCTGAACGAGCAACGTCAGAATTAAATTCGCCTTTGAATTTCTTTTTAAAGAAATTCGTAAGTGCGGTTTTAACTCCTGTTAATGAAGTGCCGCCTTCTGAATTTGCAAGTCCATTAGTAAATACATACCAATGTTCTTTTCGGTCAGCCGCCCACTGCATAGCAACTTCACATTCGATTCCATTTTCTTTAATAGAGATATAAAGTGGAGTTTTGTGAATTGGCTTCTTGATTGAGTCTTTTAAAAAATCTAAAATTCCATTATCTGACTTATAAGTCACATTTTCTTCAGTCATATCATTATGTAAATTAAAAGTGACTCCTTTTGTTAGATAAGACCAATTTCGACACATTTCTTTTATATCTTCAAATTTAATTTCTATTGGTTCTAAATTATAAACTTCAGGAGAAGGTCTAAAGATAACAATTGTTCCATGATCTTCTGGTTTACCTTCTGTAACCCAAAAATTTTCTTTAATGCCATCTTTTAAAGTTAAAGTTGCAACTTTACCATCTCTCATTGAGGTAGCACAAAAAACAGAAGAAGATAAAGCTACGCCTTTGCTTCCAATGCCATTCATACCTGCAACATTTTGATAAACCTTTTCATTAAATTTACCACCCGTATGTGGCATCGTATATATAGCTTCCATGGCTTCGGTACCATCTTCACGAATACCAAAAGGAACTCCACGTGCATTATCCATAATACTAATAGTATTATCAGCCTCTAATTCTATGTTAATTGTATCACCATATCCCATTGTCATTTCATCAATTGAATTAGTGATAATCTCTCTTACGCATTGTAAAACTCCTTGATTATCTGCGCTACCCATATACATGGCTACACGCTCGCGCACTGCATCGCGGAAGCTTAAAGTTTCTATATCATTTGCTGTATAACTCATTTATCTCTCCAATTAATTAGTTTTAATTTTATCAATTTCTTTCAAAACAGTTTCTATATTATTTTTTTGAAACTGTAAATATTCTTCACAAGTTAACGCACAATAAAATTTATTTTTAAGACGTTTTTCTTGTTCATTATAATGAATACATTGAATACATTTATTTGCAATCTTTTCCATTTGTCTCAACTCCAGGCGGCACAAAATTCTTTGCAAGTCTCCATCTCCACCCATTATTCTCCCAAATTAGAAAGTAAGTTATATTAAAGTAGTCTTCAACATGGGTATCTAAAACTTGAAAAATTTCACCCGTATCTTTTCTTTTGACTTTAAACATTTTATACTCCTTTCATTCTACTTATATTATATCAGATTTTAAAAGAAAAGTCAAATTTAAAGAGTTAATTCACACGGCCGCGACTTATAAATAGTACGAGTACAAATAAGTTATAGGAGGTACCTACCAATGAAAATGAGTGAAACAATTGATTTTATTTTAAAGAATAGCAATTCACTTAATCCCGCTGTTCTCAGAACGGTTTTAGGTTCAATTGAGTCAGATACAGATGAAGAAGAGTCAACAGAACCTACTGAACCCACAACTCCAGAGCCTACAGAACCAACTTCAGAAATTCCTCAATAAGGAGAAAAATAAATGATAGCGCTTACGAGAAAAGAGATTTCAGTTTTATATAAGTGTTATAACTTGAAATATAGTATAATTCCATTTCATAAGAAGTGTCCAGACTATGCGACAGATAAATGTCTGACGTGTAGGTATGGGAAGGCAGAAATGGAAGCGCAAGATGCGACAAGATTATTAAACATGATAAAATAAGACCGACATATGCGTCGGTCTTTTTTATTCCCAATTTACAATTTTTGTTTTCTTCTTTTTCTTACTTGGCATTTTCGCCCAAATTAAATGGTCGCGCGCCCGTGTTGCAGCAACATAACATATACGTGCTTCTTCATCTTTATAAGCCCTAACATTATATACAAGAACATTTGGTGCTTCAAGTCCTTTTGCACTATGAACAGTTAGAATCTTAACTGTATCTTCTTTCATCTTCTGTTCAATTTCTGCGTTGGTAAATTCAGCTTGTTTAAAAGTATCATTAGGTACGTTTTGTTTATCGAGTAAGATACTGAATAGCTCAACGTCTGCATTTGTTCTGCAAAGTATAAACCAGTCTTTCCAATCACAACCTAATTGTTTATGTGTTCTTAAGAAAACCTCAACTGCTTGCGCGGGTGTGTAATCTCCTTCAAGAACGCAACCAAACGACCCGCCGCGAGCAGAAATTGAGTCATCTGCATAGGCTGGACCAAGTCTAAACAAAAACCTTTTCGCATACTGTAAGATTTCTCTATAGTTGCGGTAGTTTTGTTTCATATGGTAGACAGTTATATCCTCAGTTTCCATCTTATCAATTAGATATTGTGGGTCTGCTCCGTTCCATCCATAAATTGCTTGACGTAAATCAAAGAAGTACATATAATTGTCAGGTTTGAGTAACTCAAAAAATTCGAATTGTTGTTCTGTTGAATCCATTGCTTCATCTACAAGTAGATATGAGATATGACGTATACACTGTGGGTTTGCTTTTATAAGTGGAAATAAATCGTCAAATCTTTCATTTAATAGAAGTTCACTTGTGTCAATACCAGAAGCCATTAGTAAGAAATTACAGTATGAATGGACTGTGCCAATAAAAAGTCCTTGTGGTTTACCGAGGCGTTCATACATAACTGAAGCTGCATTATTTGTGAAAGTAATTGCTACAATTTCTTCTGGCGCAACGCCTGAGTTTAAGAGATAACGTATGCGCTCGGTTAATACATGGGTCTTACCCGATGCGGCCGCGCTATCTACGTATACTTTTGAGTCTGTTGTTTCAATAATTTGTTTTTGAATTTGATTCATAAAAGGTTCCTCCTCCTTTTTCTTTCGCGTAATTTTATTTTTTATCACCGCTTAT